ATTTTTGGAATGGGAAACAAACAACTGACCAATGGCATTGTAAGTTTCTTTACATGGATGTTACTGCCCATGAAGATGCCGATGGTTGTTCCAATCAACATTCCAATTGACCAACCCACAACAAGTCTCAACAAACTAATCCATAGGTTATAAAGAAAATTAGGATCAACTGATAACGCAAAGAAGGTGGTGGTTATATCCCATAAGCCAGGAATATAACCACCCTTTATCAATAGTTCCCATGTGAGTACAACTACAGAAATAGTTACAAGTGCGTGTTTCATTAATCTAGAACAAAATACTTGTTGTCTGGATGACGAGTTGGCAAATTCATTTTTTCCACTAGTAGATTTGTGTATTCACTTAAACGAGGACCAACCGCACTAGGATTACTAATTCCATTCTTCTGTACAAATGGTGTCATAACAAGTTCGTCAATACCATATTGAGCCCTTCTGATTTCAGTATTCACTTTTTTATCTGTGGATACAATTGGACCTTCCAACGCAGATACACTCTCGGCAGGATTTTTGATAAAATCATTTAATAGTTCGCGTGATACTTCACGGAGAACTTTTACCGCTTGTGGGTTTTCTGATGCCCAATCTGCATTTACAGTAATTACTCGGCTCACTGCCATTGGAAAGTGATCACTAAGTTTAAGGATGTTTAACTCGTCAACACCAACCCCTGCCTTTTCCAGATTGAAAAGAACAGATGTCGGAAACCCACCGATAGCATCAACATGTCCAGAAATAAGTGCAGGGACACGGGCAGGCATGTGTGTAGGAACATCCACCCATTTGGCGGATGTTACAGTAGACAGTGCCTTGTTGGTAAAACTAGTGGGATGACTACCAAGTTTACGTCCATTTAAATCATCGAATGTCTTAATACCTGATGATTTAAGTGTAAGTACTGCATTTTGTAACTTGTCATCAACGACAAAGATTGCTAAAACTTTAGGGTCATCTGATTTACTATTAGCAAGAACTACACCACTATAGTCATGATATCCAATATCTGCTCTTCCAGTTGCGAGCGCCAGACCAGATTTATAACTGCCTGGACCCTTTCCTACAAATTCAATATCTAGTCCACGTTTATAAAATGCACCATCTTTGATGCCTTTCAGAAACCAACTGTGGACTCCAAGGGGTCCAGTGTCGATAATAAATTTTGCGGATGTTGATGCATGAACTGAAGACATGCATAGTAGTAGGGTAAATACCCCATAAATTAATGATTTCATAATGATACTCCTTTATGACTCAAATCACTATAATTATATATAGGTCAAATAAATTCGATTAAATCGTGATGTTTCTTGATATAACAGTTATAACAGAGGATAACTGATTGGTCTATGAGATGAAAGACTTCTTTTCGGCTTTCATCACCCGTACCAACTCTCTTTGATACTTTGCGTATCTCTGCATCATGAGGATAGAACTTGAGACACACATGCTCAGACTCACCACAGTGTCTACAAGATTTATCAACTAGAAACTCTTCCAGAAGTATCTTACGTTTCTGGTAGTTTCTCCTAGATACCTTTTTGATGGTTTCTTTGTATTTCTCGTAATGATCATTCATAGAGTTATTTATATGATATAACACTTATAAATCGACGGTTTGCAAATCGACTTTTTTATAAATAATTTCAGAGAATAACAACTCTTTAACTAAGGAGTAAAACAATGGGATTTCTAGTTTCACCTGGCGTTCATGTAAGAGAGATTGATCTTACAAACGTCGTTCCCGCTGTATCAACTTCTATTGGTGCGATTGCCGGTCCTTTCGAAAGAGGTCCAGTTTCTACTGTAACAGCAATCTCATCTGAACAGGAATTGGTACAAGTTTTTGGTAAACCTAACGGTTCAAACTTTGAATTTTGGTTTACTGCATCAAGCTTTCTACAATACGGTGATGCACTACGAGTAGTTCGTGCAGAATCAGGTATTGTAAACGCTGTTGCATCTGGTTCTGCGGTCCTTATTCGGGACACAGACCATTATCTTAACGCATATTCTACTGGACAGGCATCTGTCGGTGAGTGGGCTGCAAGAACTGCCGGTACTTGGGCAAATGGTATTGGTGTTTCCATCTGTGCCACTGCTACCGCATTCGAAGAGAACCTCGGTTCTTCTAACCAGACAACTGGTGAAGATGCTGCTGGTTCAACAACAATCGGTGTTGATGACGGTACTGCCTTTAGTGTTGGTGATCTTATCTCCTTCTCAAGTGCAGATGCATCTTCAGACGCAACACTATTCACATTTAACACTGGTGACGAAGGAAACGAGTACGAAATTACTGCAATTTCTTCAAATGACCTTACAGTTCGTCTAAAAGACGATCCAAACGGTTCTGGTGTTCAGGCAATCATTCCTGATAACAGTTTCATTCGCAGACGCTGGCGTTTCTATGACCTGTTTGATGCTGCCCCAGGCACATCAGATTGGGCCACTGCAAACGGTCGTGGTACTGGGGATGAACTCCATGTTTGTGTTTATGACACAACTGGTGATATCACTGGTTTCGACGTAGATGTTGCTGGTAACCGTACAAACGGTATTATTGAAGTGTTTGCCAACATGTCTAAGAACCCTGTTGCAAAGACTGCACAGGGTGGTGGTAACTACTATCCAGACGTTATCTTCCGTCAGTCTAACTACATCTACTGGATGGATCACACATCTGCTGGTACAAACTGGGGTACGGATACAACTTCAGCATACACTGCTGTCAATGCACCTGTTGTGGTTACTCTTACAAGTGGTACAGATGACTATTCAGTAACCGCTGGTGAACTTGCTCTTGCATATGACAAGTTTGCAGACACAGAATCACTTGACATCAACCTAGTTCTAGGTGGTCCAAGTTCTGCTGTTGCAGACACTAAGTCTGGACAGGACACTCATGTGACCATGATTACAGACCTAGTTGAGTTGAGAAAAGACTGTGTTGGTTTCGTATCACCATATCGTGCTGCTACAGTGAATGTTACATCTAACATCACACAGGCAGACAATGTGATTGATGCATTTAACCTCTGCCCATCATCATCTTACATGGTTTACGACAGTGGATACAAATACATTTACGACAAGTATAATGACGTATATCGCTTCGTTCCTCTAAATGGTGACACTGCTGGTCTTTGTGCATACACAGATGGTGTTGCAGACCCTTGGTTCTCACCCGCTGGTTACAACCGTGGTAATGTCCGTGGTGCAATCAAACTCTCCTTCAACCCAACGAAGGCAGAGAGAGATCGTCTATACCGTGCAAGAGTTAATCCTGTAACGGACTTCCCAGGCCAAGGTGTGGTTCTATTCGGTGATAAGACTGCACTTTCAAAACCAAGTGCATTTGACCGCATTAACGTGCGTCGTCTATTCTTGGTTCTTGAGAAGGCAATCGCAACTGCTGCTAAGTTCCAACTCTTCGAATTCAACGATGAGTTCACTCGCGCACAGTTCCGTAACCTAGTTGAACCATTCCTTCGTGATGTCCAAGGTCGTAGAGGTATTACCGACTTCCGTGTAGTTTGTGACGCATCAAACAACACTGGTGAGGTGATTGACCGTAACGAGTTTATTGGTGATATTTACATCAAACCTGCTCGTTCCATTAACTTTATTACACTGAACTTTATTGCCGTAAGAACGGGCGTATCGTTTAGTGAGGTAGGAGGTTAATCATGGCTAATATTGACGATTTCAAGGCAAACCTAATCGGTGGTGGTGCTCGTGCGAACCAGTTTCGTGTAACGATCACTCCACCACCTGGCATTGCGATTGGACTTGATGTTCGTAGAACCTCATTTCTAGTTCGTGCTTCTAACCTTCCAGCACAAACTTTGGGTGAGATTGCAATCCCATTCAGAGGCAGGAACATCTACATTGCTGGTGACAGAACTTTTGAAGAAACATGGACAACTACGTTCATGAATGACACAGACTTCATGATCCGCAATGCGATGGAACGTTGGAGTAACGGTATCAACGATCTTGCAAACAACACTGGTGTTGTTGCTCCTGCTGATTATCAGACGGACCTCACAGTGGAACAACTTGATCGTGATGATACAGTGCTAAAGACATATATCTTTAGAAGTGCATGGCCAACAACAATTTCTGCAATCGAACTAACATCTGACACAGCAGATGCGATTGAAGAATTTGAAGTAACATGGAGATATCAACACTTTGAAGCTTCAGGCGTGAACTTCTAATTTAAACCTACTAAATAGTAGAAATTAGTAGGAGATATTATGGCACAACTTTTTGGGTTCCAAATTCAAAGAGCAACCAAAGAAGTAGAGGGTGGTGAAAAGACATTCACCACCCCTACTCCTGACGACGGCGCAATTGACGTTGCTGGCGGTGGTTTTTTATCGTCTGTACTCAACACAGACGGGCGTGAAAGGTCAGACATTGACCTTATTCGAAGATACAGAGATATCGCATTGCAGGCAGAGTGTGATGCCGCAGTTGAGGATATTGTAAACGAATCAATCGTAGCAAATACGAATGACGTTGCAGTACAAATTACACTAGACAATCTACCCTATCCAGAGAAGATTAAGAAAAGAATTCGTGACGAGTTCAACGAAATCCTTCGTCTATTAGATTTTAGTGTCAAGGGACACGATATCTTTAGACGGTGGTACGTTGACGGTCGCATCTACTATCACAAAGTTATTGACGTTAATAATCCTCGGCGTGGTATTACACAGATTCGTAATATCGACCCTATGAAGATTAAGAAGGTCAGAGAAGTAAAGAAGAACAAAGATCAGAAGACACAAGTTGACATGATCGAAAAGGTAGACGAGTATTTCGTGTATAATGAAAAGGGATACTCTAGTGTTGGCGGTATGTCAAACTCCACATCACAGGGTATTCGTATTTCCAAGGATGCAATCTGTTATGTTCCTTCTGGTTTGATCGACAGTTCATCAGGTCGTGTTCTTTCTTATCTACACAAAGCAATCAAACCTGTCAATCAGTTGCGTATGATTGAAGATGCGTTGGTAATCTATCGTATCTCTCGCGCACCAGAACGTAGAATTTTCTATATTGGTGTTGGTAACCTACCAAAAATTAAGGCAGAACAGTATCTAAAAGACGTTATGAACCGTTATCGTAACAAACTTGTTTACGATGCAAACACAGGTGAAATTCGTGATGACCGCAACCACATGAGTATGTTGGAAGACTTCTGGTTGCCACGAAGAGAAGGTGGTAGAGGTACAGAAATTACCACACTTCCCGGCGGTTCTAATCTTGGAGAGATTGATGATATCGTATATTTCCAACGGAAACTATACCGTTCACTTAACGTGCCGATTTCAAGACTTGAAGCAGAGCAAGGTTTCTCTCTCGGCAGAACAACTGAAATCACTAGAGACGAACTTAAATTCACAAAGTTCGTACAACGTATCCGTAAGAAGTTTACCCCCCTCTTCGTAGACCTATTGAAGACAAACCTTCTATTGAAGGGAGTAATCTCACCAGAAGACTGGCCTACAATGCAAGAGCATATTCAGTTTGACTTCCTAGAAGATGGTCACTTCGCAGAACTGAAAGAGGCAGAACTACTTAACGACAGAATTCAAACACTTGACAGCATTCAGTCATACGTTGGAACATTCTTTTCAAAAGAATATGTTCTCAAACGTGTATTGAATATGAATGATGCAGAAATTGCAGAGATGCGGGATCAGATTGCGAAAGAACGTGATATGGACCCATTAGAAGGTGGCGTCGATATTCCAGATGGTTCCGATGGTGTAACTCGTTATCCACAGG